TAGTCATCTTTACATAAAGAGGATCTACTCTATATGTATTTGCTCTAGCCATCTAAATAAGCGTATACGATTATATACTATGTATGCCCCGTAACGAAGATAGTGGATACCATCAAGGAAAATTTAAACCCAAAAATCCTCAAAAATACAATGGAGATCCAACAAATATAATATATCGTTCATCTTATGAATTAAAAATGTTTCAATATTGCGATTTGACTGAAAATGTTATATCTTACCAGAGTGAAGAATTTTGGGTTCCATATGTTTCCCCAATAGACAATAAAACCCATAGATATTTTCCAGATATGAAATTGAAATACAAAGACAAAGACGAAAATATTAGAATCGTGGTAATTGAAATTAAACCAGCAAAGGACTTGAAAGAACCACAAAGAACTCCAAAAAGAAGAACAAAATCTTGGGCATATTCAGTAAAAACTTGGGTCACCAATCAAGCAAAATGGAATGCTTGTAAGGAATATTGTGCTGATAGGGGATGGGAATTCCGCATATTCACAGAAGAACAATTAGGCATAGAAATATGATCGCAGAAAAAATACTCAAAGAGGCGGGAACGAAACGTTGGTCCACTAACTGGTATACAAACAGATTGATGAATGAGTTAGCAAGATATCAAAATGAGGATTCTAGTGAAATTGATACAAATTTTATTTCGCCGGGAGATTTGGTATTTTTTATGTATTCGGCAAAATATCCCCAAAAATACAAATTCTGGGATATGCAACCACTTACTTATATTATAAGTATTGACACAAAATCTGGAATATTCTTTGGTTCTAATCTTCATTATCTAAATCCACAATATCGTGGAGGTATTGCCGCTTCTTACATAAATAAATCAGGAAATGTGAATGCACCAAGAAAGACTTTGCATAATTATCTTTTTTCTGGTGTAACTAGTCATTTTTTTAAAGTACCCGAAAGTGAATGGAGAGGAGTTTCTTTACTTCCCACCGAAAGATTTGTAGATAAAAGAGGACAACCAGTATTCAAATCCAAAGTTTGGGATTATCCAGATAACTCATCGGCACCATAAATATGGCAACACCACAAGGTACAGTTTGGAGACCAGGAAAAGACAAAATAGGAAATGGCCCAGTAGTATTGGCGGATGGCGACAAACTGACCACTATTTCTCCAAGTCTTCCTGATGGTTATACTTCAATTTTTGCTAGTGGTCCAGCAAAAGATAGAATTTTTTATGCAATTCAAACTGACGGAAAAGTGACATATGCATCTTTTGATGATACGGGAAAAAAAAGACGACAATATAATACAATTCAAGAATTAGCGGATGGTGGTGATGCTAATGCTGGATTTCCCATAAATCCAGATAATATCAATCATCTAAAATCTAGAATGATTGAAACTTTCAATCAAAAAGCATCTTCTGCGGGTTTAATCACGTCTGCACCTTCAATAGACCCTAATTTATCAAAAACACCATCATCAGAAAGTTCTATATTAGATGCAAATATAACTGTTGATGTTCTCGGTCCAATTCTAAAAAAAATAGGTGTTGATGTTGATACATTAAAACTAGACAAAGATTTAAAATTTGAATTTGGCAAAGTAGATGATGTAATCAAAAAAATGCCGTTATTGAACTACCCAGAAGATGCTTTATATAATAAAACCCAAGATCATCTATCAATAGCACAATACAGTTATAAACCACCAAGAAGTAATGATATATTTGGAGATGCTTTAGATACTTTACGAAATGGTTCTAAACGAACATCACCCTTAAAAGATTTATTGGGTATGGTAAATCTTCCTATGCCAAATAACATAACTGATTCTAATAATGTTTCTTGGGCAGATGATAATATGAATAATTTAAGTGCTGCGCTGACATCATATGTTACAAATGATCCATTAAAAACGTTAGGAGGAGCAGCAGGTTTAAGAGCATTGGCTTCTGCTGCTGGCATTGGTGGTGGAGCAGCACAAATAGCATCATTCCTTGGTGCTCTAGCAGGTATGGAAGCATTTAAAACAGGAGCAACTCCAGCAATGAAAACCTTACTTGGAGGGACATTAAATTCCCAAGTACTTGGAATGCTTGGTGTTAGTGTATCACCAGAAAGTATTTTAGCAAGAGGTTATGGAATTGTTCCAAATAGCAACCTTGAACTTCTATTCAATGCTCCAACATTAAGAGAATTTACATTTCAATATAGAATGAGTCCAAGAAGTAGCAGTGAAGCAAAAATAATAAACAATATTATAAGATTTTTTAAGCAAGGAATGGCAGCAAAAAAAATAAGTTCAATCTCTGGTGGTGGTTCTGCTGGTGCTCAATCATATTTCTTGGGAACGCCAAATGTTTTTCAATTACAATATAAGACTACTGGGGGGAAAACAATCAAAGGCGTAAATCGTATCAAAACTTGCGCTTTAACTGGATTTGCTATGAATTATGCTGCCGATGGAAACTGGGCGGCATATGATGAAGGGCAACCAGTATCTGTGATTATGAATATGTCATTTAAAGAACTTGAACCAGTTTATGATACTGATTATCAAAGTAATGTTGAAGATGAAAGAAATGCAGATAAAAACCCTCTTGGTGATCTTTACCAAATCACAGATGATGAGGTAGGATACTAAAATGGCATATTTTAGAGAAATTCCAAATATCTCATATATTTCTCGTTTGCCTGACGTAAGTTCAAACGAAGAATATATTACTGTCAAAAATCTCTTCAAAAGGGCAAAGTTAAGGACAGATATAGTTAATATTATTACTGCTTTCAATTATTATCAAGTAGAAGATAATCAAAGACCAGAAGTAGTTGCTTCTAAACTTTATAATGACCCAGAACTTGATTGGGTTATTCTAATTACTAACAATATCACAAATGTAAGAGAACAGTGGCCTTTGAGTAATAATGATCTATACAATTATATGCTTGATAAGTATGGCACAGAACAATCACTATCATCCATTCATCATTATGAAACTATTGAAGTTAAGGATGAATATGATCGCCTTGTGGTGCCTTCTGGACTTCAAGTAGATTCAAATTTTACAGTTACTTATACTAAATTTGATAATACTTTATCCACTATTTCGCCCGTGAAGCAAGTAACAAACTACGAGTATGAAACTAATATCAACGAAGAAAAAAGAAAGATAAGAGTATTAAAACCAGCATATCTATCGGCAGTGATTACAGATTTAAGAAATATAATGAAATATGACCAATCTTCACAATATGTCAATCAAACTACTAAACAATCTTATAATCCAAATCTAACAGGCGTATAAAAACCCTACAGACAAAAAAATCCCCGGAGATTTTTTCCGGGGATAAAGGTAATTAAAAGTTGATTTTGAAATCAGGAGTTAGCAAGCTTTGAGAAGTATGAAAGTGCTTCATCATCATCCTCATCATCAGAACTAGAACTAGACGAAGAACTAAAAGAAGAAGTACTCTTCGTTGAACGCTCTACCTCATACTCATCTTCTTCTGATACTGTTTCTGGGTCTTGGGTGCGAGCACCTTTAGTTCCAAGAACAGAAGAAAGACGCTTCTTCAAATCATCATAAGACTTGAACTGATCGTTAGCAACAAGTTCAGCAAGAGAAAACTCTTGCTTCCAGATTGCTTCCAGTTCATCATCATTATCTAGAAGAGCACCAGAAGAAGCAAACTCACTAGAATCATAATTACGATAACCAGCAACGTTCTTTGCCTTCAGTTTGAAGTTAGCACCCTGCCAGAAATCAAATGGATCAATAGGAGTTTCATCTTCAAACTCTGGCTTCATAGCGGCAGAGATCTTATCAAAGATTTTTTTACCATACTTATAAAGGAAATTTTTACCTTCATTTTCAGGATTAGATGGATCTTTTACAACATAGATGTTGCTAATGTAAGTCAGTTTTCTTTTCTGCTTACGAGCAATCTCTTTGTTTGCGTCAATTCCTGAATTCCAGAGACCAGAGTTGTGCTCACAGATAGGACATTGTTGACCGAGTGTCGTAACACAATTATCAATCAACCATCCACCAGAACCTTGGAATGCGTGAGAATAGAGCTTCACAAATGGCAGATCTTCACCGTTTGGAGCAGGAAGAAAGCGAATAACGGCATAACCATTTTGGCTCTTATCTGTGGTCAATTTCCAATAACGATCATCTTCAGAAGAACCAGCACTATTCAGTTTTTCAACTTCTTTGACTAGTTTTTCGGTTAAAGAACCAAGTTTGGATTGTTTTTTTAAGTTTGCGAATGACATAAGATTTTTTGGATAAATTGGATGTTTTGGATTGGACTTTTTAAGTATAGCAGATATAAAGTCAGTCGTCAAGTGATTTTTCAAGTTTATTGATAGTATTTTCTAATTGCTCAAAGAAAACGCTTAATCCTTTTTCTGGATTAAATCCAAAAAGTTGAGCGGATTGAGTGATTTTTTCTTTCATTTTTACTGCTTCTGGATCTTCAGAAAGAGACATTCTAAAAATAAACAATTTTTGTTTTTCTAAAAATTCTCTCATTGTATCCAAATGTTCCTTCTTCTTTTCTTTTGTAGAAGAAGGAAGATCGTACAATTGATTAAAAAGCTTTTCTTGCAATTGGTCTAGTTCTATCAAAGATTCTCTGACTAATTCGGAGTCAAAAAACTTACTCATAAACAATCTCCTTGAGGATGTTCTTATATCCTGCCACATCAATATTTAGGAAGCATTGGTACTTCTGAATTTTTAAACTCATCATTTCCCACACAGGATCATTCATTTTTTTATCAAAATCTTTTACATAATTCAAAATCATATTTAAAATAACCAAGGTTTCTAATGTAAGTGCTTTTTGTAGATACTTTTTAAGTAGTTCTGGATGATTGCCATTTTTACAATCAAATAAGTTTTCAAAATTTTCTTTTGATATAAAAACTTCACATTCAGTTTTAAACAAATATGTTAAACTTTGGGATTTCTTTAACCAATTTGAATATGTGTCTTCACCGTTACGAATAATATCACCGATCCATAATCGTTCTGGATCATTACATTCAGCAAAATTAGCAACAAAGAAAGATTTTATTTCTTCATCGTTTTTTTGACGAGATATTTTCTGAAACCAGTAAATATCTTTTCTTTTTTTGAAAGAAGTTTCAGTCACTCTTGATTTTCCTCCATATTTAAAATAATCATATTTTGGGTTGGAGAAATGATTTTTAATAGAAATATATGATTTATAAACTTCAAATGGACTCATATAGGCAAACGTGCCTTGGTGGTTTTTTTGAGAAAATTTAAATGAATAGCATCACACTTTAATTTTTCTTTGAGTGGTTTTGAAACTAATTTTGAAACTGTATCAATTTCAATGCTATTCTGTTCACAATAAGACACAATAGCATCAATATAATTGACT